TCACTACGTGTTTGGAAACGAAGGCATGACGCAGGTAGAGTTCCTGATGATTATTATGAAAAAATAAGAAAAGCTTTGCTTAAATCACTAGATGATTGGAATAAAAGACACGGTAAGTCGTAATATTATTATCAATTTTTTGTATATTGAATAGAGGGCTCGTGCAATGGAAAAAATAAAATGTCCATCATGGGAATGGGAATGGGCTACTCATGATATGATACACGAGGGTACTTTACGTACAAATATTAATTTAATAAGTCATATATGCTTCTTAAAGACAGAGCGAATACTTAATTCTGATCAGTACTATTATGTTGATGATATTAATGAATTAATTCCTGATACTATGAATGCTGAAGAAAAGGCTGTTTTTTTAAGTAAGTTAAAAAAAGTGTCTCAAAAAGTGAGTGTACCTGATGATTTTGATAAAAAGCTCAGAAAACAATTTCAAGAATAATTTTAATTTCTAATAATAGAAAAATAATGGAAAAATATTGATGAGAAAAGAAGAAATAGAAGAATATATTCAACGTGAAATTCGAAAGCCACCAGTAGACTATCAAATATCAGATCCTTTTATTGAAAGTCTGAATGATGAAGAAATGGCTTATTTAGAAAAAAGACTAATTGAATTATCGAAAACTTGGCAACCACCGTATGAATACTTAGGACCATAATTATCAGTGTCAAAAATATGATTTAACTATTTGATTAGGTAAATATCAATAAATAAAGATTTGGTATATAATTTAAAAATAAAAAGCTAGTATAGAAAGGAGAAAAGATGNTGGTAAGTCGTAATATTATTATCAATTTATGTAAGAACTAACTTATGTTAGTTCTTTTTTTATGCCTTTTTCCGTGTGTTGTAGGCGTTAAAGAACAACCTGAGTGTCTCCCACGACGGTAAATGCGAGTTTAGAAAGGACAATGAATATGCCTAACGAAGAACAACCAAATGTAACCAACAATGGCCAAGAAGTTAAGCCAGAACAAGCTGGTAATGCTGAACCAAAGCCAGAAAAGCAAGATGACGGTAAGGATTATGACAAACTTACCTCAGAACTTGAAAAGTTAAAGAACAGAATCGGCAAGGAACAGCACGAAAAGCATGTTGCTAATGATCGTATTAAGGAACTTCAAGCTGAGCTGGATAAGTACAAGCAAGAACAGGTGGATAAAGACCCTGAGAAGAAGCAAGACGAAACAGCTAAGCAATTAGAAGAACTTAAAAAGAAGAATGAGGAACTCAATCAGCAATTAGTCCGGAATAATCGCTTGAATGAAGTGAACTCAATCTTTAAGAAGTCAGGGCTTAACATTAGCGATGGTATTTTAAAAATGATTGTTACCGACCCTAATGACGGCGACAGTATCAATGCTAATACCCAAGCCATTGTAGATTTGATTAGACAGGTTCAATCCGACAGCAAGAAAGAACTACTTAGAGGTAATACTCCTAAGGCTTCTGGCGGAGAAGTAGACGCTGTTGCTAAGGCCTTAGGACTTTAGAAAGGATTTATAAATGGCAACTATTAATTACGTCACTAAAGACGGCGCACTTTTAGATCAAAAGATTAATGCAGGTTTATTTACATCAGTATTAGGAACTCCACAAGTTGACTTAGTGGCAGGTGGTAAGAGCTTTACTATCCGTACTATTTCAACTACAGGTTTGAAGAACCATACTCGTGGTAAAGGCTTCAACTCAGGCGAAGTATCAGACACTAAGACTGTGTACACTATGACTCAAGACCGAGATGTTGAATTCTACATCGACCGTCAAGACGTTGATGAAACTAACAACGAATTAGCTATGGCTAACATCTCAAATACATTCATCAACGAACACGTTCAACCTGAAATTGATGCTTATCGTTTTGCTACTCTTTACAAGAACGCAGAAGCGGACAAGAAGAGTGAAGTAGCAATTACTGTAGATAACGCCTACACAGAACTTAAGAAGGCTATCTCCAAGGTTCGTAAGTATGGCCCTCAAAATGTTACTGCCTTTGTTTCATCAGCTTTCATGGACTGCTTGGAACGTTCAAAGGAATTCTCACGCAACATTACAAACCAAAATGTAGGTACTACTGCTCTTGAATCACGAATAACCTCAATTGACGGCACTCAAATTGTAGAAGTATGGGATGACGCAAGATTCAAGACTGAATTTGACTTCACTGACGGCTTCAAGCCAACTGCAAGTGCTTCCGACTTAAACTTCGTTGTAGTAGCACGCCCTGCAACTATCCCAATTGTAAAAGAAAATGCAGTGTTCTTATTCGCTCCAGGCGAACATTCACAAGGTGACGGATTCTTATACCAAAACCGTTTGTACCACGACTTGTTTATCAAGCCAGCTAAAAAGGACGCAATTGTAGCATCAACTGCTCCAAAAAATTAGCTCCGTCCCAAGCGGTAGAGGACGTTAAACCGACCGCAAACTCGACTGTTGCTGATATTAAAGCTTACTTAGATAAGCACAGCATCAGTTACACTAGCTCAATGCTTAAAGATGATTTGCTAAAGCTGATTAAGTAGGTGATTTGATGGACTATTTAGCAGATGTTAAGCAGTTGTTGATGATCAACTCCAGTGATAAAGACAATTTGCTGAATGTAATCTTATCTAATACCAAGAGAGCACTGACTTTTAAGCTAGGATTAGGAACCGGAGATGAAATTCCGGAACAATTGAGTTTCATCGTAGTTGAAGTTGCAATTAAACGGTTTAATCGTTTAAGAAATGAAGGCATGGCAAGCTATTCTCAAGAAGGCGAGTCAATAACTTTTGCTTCGAATGATTTTGACGACTTTAAAGACGATATCGCACAATGGCGCAAGGACAATGGCAAGGAAGATAAGTCCTTAGGGACTGCTTACTTGCTTAATCCTTTTGGTGGGTCAAATGAGATTTGATTCATCGGTAATCTTTTATAGGTCAGCTCCAGCACGATATAATCCTCGCACGCATAAATATGACGGGGTAGATTCAATTGTTAAGCAAAGTTGGGCTAATGTTACTGCTTTGGGATTAGAACGCTCTATGCGTTTGTTTGGAGAGTATAAAGCTAACCGAAAAGTTGTAAGAATTGCTGATGATTGTCCATCTGATTGGGACTACTTAAAAATTGAGGGTAATTCCAGCTTTTATAGGTTGGATACTGAACTCGATGTCCTTAAAGGCACAGCAATTATTGTCCGTGAGGATAAGACAATGAAGGAGAGTGCTTCAAATGGGATTTAAGATTCAAGTTGACGGCGTTGAAACAACAATTCGTGGCAAGCTTAACAGCCAGCGCAAGATTCAGAAGTTTAGAAGCGTTGTTAAAGAATATGGCGCTAAACTTCAAGACCAAATTCAAACCAACATGAGTGAAACCTACAAAGGCCACTATGTTGGTAAGAAGTTTGTGCTACCAACTGGTGCAACTAAGCGAAGTGTGACTGTGAGTTTGATTAACAACGGTATGATTGCCGAAGTAGGACCTCACACATACTATGCTCCATACCTTGAATTCGGTACTCGCTACATTCCCAAAGGAAAGTACGCAACGGTTTATCCAGCTTTGAATAAGATTTCTCCTAAATTTATATCAGCAGTTAGAGAGGTGGCCAAGGAAGAATGACACCAGCTCAAGAATTGTTTGATGCAGTCTTTATCAAATGTCAGGATTTGGGCTTTGATACATATGACGGATTGCCACTCAAAGAAGTGCCATACCCGTTTGTAGTTATTAGCGAAGTACAATTAGACCGGATTAATTGGAAGACTGCTCTAGGAGCCCGTTTATCAATCGACATTGATATTTGGGGAGATAGTCAGATGTTGCCTCAGGTAAATGAAATGTCTAATAAGGTGCTCAACTTTAATCAGCTTAAAGGAGAGAACCTTATTTTTATGCAAACAATCGGCAGTAGCAATTACAGACTAATCAAAGATACAAGCATTGAGAACACATTATTAAATCATGGAATTGTTAGCCTTGAATTCCGGCTAGCATAGAAAGGATAAAAGAATGGCACAAAGTGAAATTCAAGTGTTACAAGGTATTGATACCTTGCTTTATGTGCGTTTGTTAGAAAACGCAAAAACTGAAAGAGCACAATTGATTCCATATCAAACATCTCTTTCATTTGACCCACAACGAGATATCGATACTACTAAGACTAAGTCAGGAAATGTTCCTACAAGTTCTTCACTAGAAACTGACCTTGAAGTTGAATTCGTAAACAATATCTCTAAAGTTTCAGATGACCTTTACGACTCATTGATTAAGAGTAAGAAGATTGAAGCATGGATTATTCATCGCAAGCGTAAAAACTCTGAAGGCAAGTACTTTGCGTGGTACATGCGTGGCATCGTTTCAGAAGATTCAAACGATAATGACCCAGATGATAACTCAACTCGTGATGTGACATTCACAATCGAAGGAGAACCACAACGTGGTTGGTTGACTTTGCCTGGGGATGCACAAGAAGAACTAGCATACGTATTTCGTGGCATGGGTGTTGTTAGTGATACTGATGCTACTGGCGAAGGTACTGCTTGGAAAGATGCTGACAAGGGTACAGGTTCAGATACTCCCTCAAAATAGTATTTTTGCAGGGCGGACTTAGGTCTGCTCTGCTTTTTTATTGAAAGGATTACGATAAATGGAATTAGAAATTAAAGGCAAGAAGTACGAATTGAATTTCGGTGTTAAGTTTGTTCGCTTGGCTGATGACAGACTAGGCCTAAAGAATGCTCTTAATGTTGAATTTGGTATGGCTCTAGGCCGTATCATTCCATCTCTAAAAGGTTATGATACAGCTGTTCTATCAGAAGTTATTTCAATTGCAGCAACTCCATCCTTATCTTTAAACGATGCTGACGCTTACATTGATGATCCAAATACTGATATCGAAGCATTGCTCAAAGACGTGCTTAAAGAAATGGAAAGTGCTAATGCTGTGAAGCTTGCAGCAAAAAAACTCAAGGGCTAGATAATAGCCCTAAAAAGACTAGTGAACAAACCTATCATGAAATCCTGCTGAATTCGCTAGCTTATTTAGGATTTACTGATATCAAAGAGATTGAGAAAATGCCACTTGTTGAATATCAACTACGAATGGAAGCTTACCAACTTCAAGAAGTTAAAAGGTTAGAAGCTATACATTTGCAAGCATTTCTTAATCAGTCAGTTCAAGCAACAACAGGGTCTGCCAAGCACCCTAAACCTAAATTTAACCGTTTTGAGAAGTTTTTTGATGTGCAAAAAGCAATTGATGATGTTCGTTCCAGCTTTGAAGTGGACTATCAAAGAACAACAACTCCAGCTCAAGAAGCACAGCAAATATTTGCTAAGCGAATGCGTGAATTCAAAAAACTCAAAGCTGAAGGTAGGATTATCCCAATGTCAGAACGGAAAGGAGGTTAAATATGGCAGATGACGTTATTGTTCGCTTAGGAGCGATTGACAATGGCTTAACTTCAGTCTTTGCCAAGGCTGGTCAAGCAGTTAAGGATTTCGGCGCTGTAGCTACTAAGAACTTAGATAAAGCTACCCAGAGCTTAATGCTAGCTGGTGCTGCAACAACGGCGATGGGTATCAAGTCTTTAAAAAGCTTCGGTAAGTTTGAACAGTCTTTAAACACAGCGGCAGTTGTTGCTGGTGGGACTAGTAAAGACATTAAAGGCCTGGCTGATGTAGCCAACAAGATGGGTGCTGACTTACCTTTGAGTGCCCAAGACGCAGCTGATGCAATGATTGAAATGGCTAGAAACGGTGCTTCTCTTGACGACCTGAAAAAACAATTTCCAGCGATAGCTAAAGCGGCGACTGCTGCAGGTTCAGACTTGCAACAGACTGCTGGGGTTGTTCAGCTGGCTATGAACGTTTGGGGAAAGTCACTCAAATCTCCTGAGCAAGCTGCAGAAATCTTAGTTCAAACAGCTAACTTATCTAATGCTTCAGTTGAAGAAATGAGACAAGCTATTGCTGATGTTGGTTCTACAGCTAAGCTTTGTGGATACAACATGCAAGATACTTCAACCGCTATTGGTTTGCTAACCAACTCAGGGTTGCCTGCTGCGCAAGCTGCACAAGATTTGAACTTTGCTTTGCTTAGATTGGTTGCACCTACTAAAGGAGTCCAGAGCGCTATGAGCGATTTGGGCATATCCGTCCGTGATCAAAATGGCGATATGAAACCATTGCCTACAATCTTGAACGATGTAGCAAAAGCAACTGAAGGCATGGGCAAAGCTCAAAGGGATGCTGCTTTGAAAGCCTTGTTCGGTACTGCAGGGATGAAGGCAATGATGCCATTGCTTGATGCTATTAGAGATAAGTCAGGCAAAGCTTCAACATCATGGTATGGATTCGCTAATGCAATTGATAAAGCTGCAGGCTCTACTGCAAAAGCTAATAAAACTCTTGATGAACAAGCTTCGGAAATGCAGAAAAATATAGGTGCGAAGATTGAACAAGTCGGCGGTAACTGGGAATCTTTAAGAAATAAAGCTATGCAAGCCTCAAAAGGTGTAACTGGTGCAATCTTAGATATGATTAATCAAACGATTTCATGGGCAACGGAATCAAACAATGGTATCGCACAAGTTATTAGAGGATTCGTTGGATTATCTCCAGTTATAGGTCCAGCTGTAACAGCGACAGCTGCATTTATCAACCAATTCAAAACGATTATTAGTACAATTTCTGGGTTCTTAAGTCCAGTAGGACTAGCAATTGCAGCATTGGTTGCAATTGGTGCAGCATTTTATCAAGCTTATAGCAAATCTGCAGCATTACAGCAAGCTGTAGGCAATATTGCTAAAGCATTTCAAACAGTTTTTGGTCCTATAATTCAAGCAGCGATATCCACAATTAAAAACTTCTCAATCAATTTTGAAGACTTAGGTAATCAGATCGCTCAAGTATTAGGAGGAATTGACTGGAATGGTTTGATAAGTGGCTGCGTTCAAGCACTAGGACAAGTGATTCAATTCTTGGGCCAGGTTGCACAGCAGTTTATTGCAACAGGAGCAGCGGCTAATACTTGGAACTTAATAGTATCAATTGTTCAGCCAATATCTAATGCGTTGATGGCTATAGCGCAATTTTTAGTTCAAGTTACTGCACAATTCTTAGCTTCGGGTGCAGCAGCAAATACCTGGAATGCCATTGTTGCCGTTGTTCAAAATGTATGGAATGCATTGCTTCAAGTAGCCCAAGTAATTATTCAGGCTGTTCAAGGCTTCGTTCAGGCCGGCTTAGCAATGCAAATTTGGAATGGCTTTGTATCAATTGTTCAAAATGTGTGGAATGTTTTATCTCAAATTGGAAGCATAATCGGACAAGTTGCACAAGGATTTATGCAAACAGGAGCGGCAAGCGCTACTTGGCAAGCGATTGTTTCAGTTGCACAACTTGTATGGCAAACACTAAGTCAAATATTCTCTATTTTAGGGAACTTACTAAGTTCTATAGGTTCAATTCTTGGCGCTACAACTACGAGCGTTGGTGGTTCAACTTCTATCTGGCAAATTATGGGCCAAGTAATTGGGACGATTGTCCAAACCATAATGTCTATTATTACGATTATTGCACAAGTAGCGACTGTAATCATAACGGTTGTTGGTGGAGTGGTTAACACTCTTCTTCCAATCGTTACAGGATTAATTCAAATGATAATTTCCGGGTGGAATAGTTTGGTAACCTTCCTTCAACCGGTAATAACAGCAATTCAAGCTATATTCCAAGGATTAGCAACATTCTTAGGTGCATTATGGCAAGGCATTATTGCTGTAGCACAAGCAGTATGGGGATTATTTGTAGCACTCTTTACTCCAATTGTTGCTGGGATTATGGCTGTATGGACACCATTAGAGCCATTCTTTTCAGGAATTTGGGGTGCTATTCAAAGCATATTTCAAACTGCCATTGGAATAATCCAGGCAATATGGACAGCTGGTTGGAATATTTTAAGTGCGGTTGTTTCAACTGTATTTAATGCAATATCAACTATTATTTCTACAATTTTGAATGTAATTGCAGGTATTATTAGAGCGATAACTTCAGCAATCAAAGGCGATTGGTCAGGTGTATGGAATGCAATTAAAGGCATTGCTTCGACTATATGGAATGGAATTAAGTCTTTAGCTTCTACTCTATTTAATGGTATTAAGGCAGTAATTACCGCCGTATGGAATGCAATTAAGGGTGTTACTTCTTCTATTTGGAATGGTATCAAAGGCGTAATTAGTTCTGTATGGAATGGAATTAAAGGCGTAATTACAGCTGGAGCTAATGCAGTTAAATCGATTTTTACTGGAGCGATGAATGCTCTTAAATCCGTGGTCAGTTCAGTTTGGGGAGCAATCAAAGGCGTATTTAATGCCGGAGTAAACTTTATTAGATCAGTAGTGCACGTTGACTTGGGCGCAGCTGGGCGTCAAATCATGAACTCATTTTTTAATGGTCTAAAGAGTGCATGGAATGCGGTTAAAAACTTTGTCGGTGGTATCGGTAACTGGATCAAACAACACAAAGGTCCTGAGAGCTACGATAAACGGCTGTTAATTCCGGCTGGTCAATATATTATGAACGGTCTTGCAAAAGGACTGAAAACTAATTTTAGCGTTGTTCAAAGTCAAATTGGGGCAGTTAACGACTACTTCAGTAATCTAAGCATGGTCGTTCCAAGCGTAGATAGTAGTCAGTTTACTAATAATTTGAATGCATTAAATGCACAAGCTAATGCTACTGTTTCAGGTGCAATTAATCAGGAAATTAGCTTCAAGAATAAACCAGCCTATGTAACATTATCCTTAGGTGGAAGCGACTACCAAGGATTTGTCGATGATATTAGTAAGCAACAAGATATGAGTGTTGCTCTTAGAAAGAAGAGACTATAGATTATGAAACAGTATGAATTTCACGACCTAGATATTAATACTCGTGGTGCCCCTTCGTGGTTACCACCTGAAGCGCTGTATATCAGATATCCGAACGGTACTGCACAGCCAATAGAGGATTTGATTGATGGTTATCAAACATTAACTGTTACTGGTAGAGAACTATTACCATATACTGTTAATTCAGCTGAAGTTTCAGGTATGGACGGTACAGTTTTTAGAGAAGCTAATTATCCAAGCCGTGAGATTGTCGTGAAGTATCAGCTCTTAAGTAAAGATGAGATTGAGTTTAGAGCTAAGTTTGAACGATTGAATTATTTGCTTAAGAATAAAGAATTCAATTTCTACTTCTACGATGACCCACTGTTTGAATATAAGGGCACTGTATCAGCTAGTGACACGCCAGACGCAGGTAAGCTTAATGTAGTAAGTACCTTTACCATTACCTGTTCCAGTCCGTTTAAGAGATTAATACATCCGACTGTGTACAACTTCTCAGATAGTTGTTTGTTCACTGAGCCAATTTATTGGGCAACAGAGCCTGATTCAATTGAAATTACGATGAATCAAGCAACAACAAGCGTTGTTATCAGCAATGGCACACAAACTATCAAAGTAACTGGTAGTTTTAGAGTCGGGGATAAGTTACTTCTCTCATTTGGAGATAATCCAGATATCCAGTTAAACGACCAAACTAATTGGTCGCTTCTTGATTTAATGAGCGATTATGAGAACTTTACCCTTGAACAAGGACAAACATTGACTGTGAGTCCTTCTTCCAACGTTGTTTTGAAGATTAGGAGGAAAAGCTTATGAGATTGCTACTGTTTGACAATCACGAGCAGTGTTTTGCAGTAGTTACTAGAGCAATTTCAGCGACCATTTCGCAAGAGATTAATGTTTTTGACGAATTGTCGGTTGAAGTTCCTAAGACTGCAATCAATGTAAAAAATTTTGACCGGGCAATGTATATTGGAGTCCCAATTAAACAGGATAACCGGTATCAGCTATTCAAAATGGAGAAGCCAGAAACAGGCGACAGTTCAATTACTGTGACGGCCATAGAAGCGGCTTCTGACGATTTAGCGGTTCAGGGGTATATAGATGACCATAGGTTTGTCGATAAGGCAATCAGTGCAGTAATTCCTGCGATATTTGAAGGCTCTACCTGGGAGTTCAAGAACTATGTTCCAGATGACGTCCTAGAAAACATCAACTTCTATAAAGTTTCACGTAAAGAAGCAATCTCTAAACTAATTAGTACTTATGGAGTGGAAGTCCAGTTCTTTTACAAAGTAGAAGGTAACCGGATAAACCAAAAGCTATGTGAGATTCATAAACAAATTGGCAGTGAGAGAAGCATCCGAATTGTTGAAGGCAAAAATGCTACTAGTATTAAATACACGGTAGACCAAACGGAACTTTATACTGCTGCAATTGGTCGTGGCGCTGGTGTAGCAATCACTGATGACTCAGGGGATGCTACAGGTGGTTATTCACGTAAGATTGAATTTGATGATGTTGTTTGGTCCAAGAGAGCAGGCAATCCTGTAGACAAGCCAGCTGGTCAAAACTATGTTGAGATTCCTGAAGCAACTCAAAAATATGGTTGGCTTGATAAAGCGGGAAAGAGACAACCTCGATTAGCAATTTTTGATTTTGACAACGAGCAGGACAAAGCAAAATTGCTACAAAAAACCTATGACAAGCTCCAAAAACTTGCTGGGCCTCAAGTATTAGTTGAGACTACGGTTGCTAAGCTGGGTAAACTGCCAATGCTTGGGGATGGAGTAACAGTAGTAGCTTATCATCCTCATAAATTTGTAGTACATTCTCGTGTAATTAAACGAAAAATAGATTTGATTGATGAAGCATATTCAAATCTTGAAATTGGTACTAGTAATATCGAGAGGCAAGCTGAGAGAGAGCAAGCTATTCAGACGGATATACATACCTCCAAAGCTGAAACTAATAAGAATTTTTCAGAATTAAATCAAAAAACTGATGATTTTTATAAAAATCTTGAAACTAAGATTGATGAAACAGCAGATGAACAAACTCGAAGAGCTCAAGAAGCAATCAAAAAGATTGAAGACGAGGTAAAGGAAAAGATTGAGTCAACTAGATCAGAGATTGACCAATATATTAAGCAGAATTCTAATGGCCCAATTGAATTGATTGATACTAACGGCAACTTTATTCAAGGCGTTGGCAAGATTAAGGAAATTAGGTCAGAAGATGGTAGCTTTGTAATTAATTCTTCAGGTTTTAACTTCGGTGGCCGTTTACTTGGAGGCAATGGAAAGGTATATGCAGATGATATTGTTGGACGTGAAATTACCGGATATAAAATTACAGGTGCACACATTACAGGTGGGACAATAACTGGTGTTTCCATCACTGGGTCTTCGTATGTAAATTCCGTATCAACAAAATATCCAGATGATCAAAAAAGATGGGTAGTTATTAGTGGAGATTATGGTTTCACTTATAGTGCAGCTGGCGACCGGCCAGGTAGCTGGATAACTTTAGATGCTCTGTCAATCGGTGGAGTTGACTTGACTTCTGAACAACTTAAGAAAATTAAAGAGAAGTGTGGTGTTTAATGCTGTTTAATAACCAAGTAGAAGCAAATGATGTAATTAATGAGTTAACCGCTTCATTAGCTCTTAAAGAAAAAGAAATAGCAGTGTTGAAAATACAATTGTTAAATTATCAGAAAAAAGATGCCGAATTTGAGCAATGGCTTAAAAAAACTGCACCTAATTTATTAAGCACGTATAGAAAGGAGGAAATTAAATGTCAGAAACAGATAAAATAACTCTACCTATTCTTGAATTAGATTTACAAAAGACTACTACTTATGTAGCTAGACCATTTAGATTGACACAAGGAGATAAGGGATACTGGCAGGCCTTCCATTTATCAGTTGGGTTTCAACCATATACAATAACTGCGGATAAATTGTGTTTTGCGGGCACTAAACCTGATGGACAACTTATAGATATAACAAATGAGCCATCACGATTTGAACTGCGTGATGGGGTTTGGTACTTTAAACTTCCTGATGAATTAGCACAAGCAGTTGGTACTTTTACTGGATACTTCTATGTAGTTCAAGGTGGTACTACTGTTGCAAGTACGACTAAATTTGCTTATGAAATTCTTGCAAAATTCGGGGAAGATGAAGCTTCAAATTCTTACGTATCTATTTTCAATGATTTACGTGATAAGTTTAGCCAAATCATTGAAAGTTCGAGAACGGAATTAAATAACTGGACTTCTTTAAATAATAAAGCTAAATCAGATTTAGACCAGCTCCTTAAAGATTTAAAGACACAAACCGATAACTGGTTAAAAGCTAAAACTAGTGAAGTTGAAGCTTTAATTGCTAAATATAATTCTAAATACAACGAATTAGTCAGTCAGTGGAACAATCAAATTACGACTCAACAATCTAGATGGCAGAGTCAATTAAACCAGCAACAGAGTGATTTTAATTCTCAAAAAGCTAGGATTGACAGTGAGTATAGACAACAGCTAGAAAACTTGAAGTCGCAACTCAATAGCGAGTCGCAGACACAAAAGCAAGCTCAACAGGCTAGTTTTGATAGTTTCAAAGCTGATTTAACTAACCGCATTAGTCAAGCTAAGTCTGATATTGATAGTATTCAAACTGTCATACCGATATTGCAGAAAAAGATTGCTGAAATATCTTTAAATTCTTTTTCAAAAGCAGACGCTAGAAGTGCTGTATCAGACCAAGTAACAGAAATTACAGGCAACCTTATTGACCCTAATTTGAATAACTGGTCCAAAAGCGATGCTGCACAGCAGGCTTTCAAGACTATTAATTTCAGCGGTTCAACTAATGAGATTATTTATCAAGGCGTGAGCGGTACTGAAATCATTTATACTAAGTTAAATTTAGAGCTTTACAAGCACTACAAGCTTCGATTTCGTTTTACACCAAAATCGGATATTCGAGATTTACAAAATGGTACTAATGACAAAATTAAAATTGCCATTTGGCGAACTTTACCTGGAATTGGCCCATGGGGCGGTGAACAAGGTACACCAAATTTAACTTCACAAATCAAGGATATTGCTATAAATCAAGACAAATTCTATGAAGTTGGTTTCTATTCTGATAATGCGAAAGAACTATACTTTGCTTTTAATTTTCATAATGTTAGAGATGATGTTGCTTATAATTTCGAAATAAATTCAATTTCTGTAGTAAATATCGATAATACTATCCAAAGTCTAGCTGATTCTAGCTATTCTAGAAAATTTGGTGCTTCTGGCGATGATTTATTTTCGTATAAGAATAACCATGAAATTAGAATTTACGATAACGTTTCTGACGTAAAAAACAAACCAAGTGGTGCGTCAAATTGGTTCGTTGCTGTAATTGATACTGTTAGAAACTCTTGGGGGAATATCAAAATATTCTGCCCGGGAGTGGGAAGTTGGCAAATTGACTTAACAGCTGGTAATTGGAACAGTTGGTTTACATTATTCGATAGCAGGAATGCTTACTCCAAGTCTGAAATTGATAAAAGCTTTGTAAAATCGGTTCAAGGCGTGAAACCAGATGGAAATGGAAATATCAATTTGCCTAACCAAAACGTAGCCTTTAGTTTTGATAGTTCAACTAGTGAACCTAATATGCGAATGACATCATACTTAAATTATTGGCCAGTTGACCAAAATGCGATTAAGGACGTTTTGAAAAATCAGTTACCTAATAAATACGCGGGGAAAAACATTGTTAATATTTCAAACCCAATGTTTTATTCAACACAAAGTGTCGATGATTTTACAGCGATGGGAAGCCCTAACAAAACACAAACGTTAACAGTTTATCGCTCTGATTTTAATGCTAAAGATGATGGTAAACCCGGTTTAGCTAACTATTCTCAAGGAATAATTTTTGGAGCCTGGACTGAACGAGGTGTCTTATCCATTTCAAATCGAGAACACAAAGCTAGAATTGCTGGAGGAACGTATCCTGGAGAACCAAATGGGCTTCCGGTTTGGTCTGAAGACATAGCTTGGAAAAGTGATTTTGCTAACTATTACAACAAATCTGAGATTGATGTAAAAGTTAATATTTCTGATTCATTAAGCCGAGGATTAATAGACCAAGGAACAACTTGGCAACAAATTTTCGGTAATGATGCATTGAATACTAATACAGGTCATTTAACGGTTTTCAAAAATTCAAGTAATGATTATCGGCCTTACATTTATGGATATTCAGCAAGTGGTATAGCTTTTGGAGCTGGAGATACTCGAGGTATCTTATCTGTTAGATGGGACCAACCCGGAATAATGATTGCTGGTGGCAATGGCACTGGACCAAAGTGGGCTAGAGAATTAGCTATTAAAGATGACTTTGCGAACTACTACAACAAGTCCGAAACTGACACGAAAACTAACAACTTGCAAACTCAAGTATCAACTCTACAGAATCGTTGTGAATCATTAGAAACCCAGTTAACCGTATTAAGAAATCAAATGAATAACTTGCTAAGTGTAATTAATGTTTCAAATGGAACAGCAATTGTTAATGGTACTTTAGCAATTAATGGACAAATCCAAAGTAAATATGGTGGCACTGATCAATATGTTTCATATGCACCAAACGGGACAAGACGTGGCTACTTCGGATTTTACGATGGCGGAGACTTTGTTACTAGAAAAGGATAAAGAATATGACATTAGAAGAAAAAATTAAAAATTTACAAATCACTTTAGCAAATGGAACAGTAGGTTCCTTAGTGTATTTAAGTGGACGATTAGGTAATACTGAATACACTTGTGAACCTGTTCTGCTTCCTTTTAAATTAGAATACACACAATATCCATATGTTCTTGAAGCACCTGAGGGATTAAATAATCCAGTATACGACTGGTCAAAATCACAATGGGTAGAACAAGATAAGGAAGCTTTAGGATATCGTTTAAGTCAAGCAGAAGAAAAGCTTTCAACTTTAAATACTCAATCAGAAAAGCACGAAACAGAAAATACTGAAACTCAATCAGCATTAGATAAAATTCAACAATCCCAACTTCAAATGACCCAACTTTTATCACAAATTTTAGCTTCTAAAGGAGGCGCACAATAATGTTTACTATTACACCAGGTATTCAAGCTAATTTTGCATTTTTATACAAGATGCAATACGATTGGGGACTTTTATCGGCTCAAGCAATTAAAAATTACTGCGATGAAGGTTTAATTACCAAAGAACAGTTCAAAGATTGTGTTGGTAAAGCCTATGAAGAAGTTTAAAAAGCTATTACAAAATTCAAAAAATGATACGATCTTTATTTACATCGGGCTAGTAATGCTTACTGTTGGAATTTCATTGTGGATTAATCAATCATACTTCTTTTTTCCACCTCAATGGAACAGTTTAATGAATAATAATGGCTTAGATGGCATTGCAGTAGCTTGTGGATTAGGCTTAATTATCTATGCTTTTGATAATAATAAAAATCGAAAATTGAGAGGAATTTTACTAGGCTACTCTTCTGCTTTTGTAGGTTTGATGGCTTTAATGGAATTATGGCATGCAATTCTTGCAGGCCAAACTAGAATGATTGAAACAATTATTTTTGAAATTTTCTTTATAGTAGTAATTTTTCATGAAGCATGGCAAAAGTAAAGGAGGGAAAACACTTGCGAGACATTATAACTTTGCTACAAGTGTTAACTCCACTTTTGCTGGGATTAGGGACTTTCTACTTAAACAATAAGACGAGTGACCGAAAGTTCATCGATAAAGAGTTAGAAAGAGCAGATAAAGAGATTAACCGTAAAGATAGGGAAATTACCAAATTAAAAAAAGAAATCGAGGAATTGAAAAATGAGCGAACTAAAATTGATTCTTGATACTATTGCTTTAACAATCGGTGTAGGACTTAGCATTGTTGCGGGTTTTTATGCCTACTATAAAACAAAAATCAATAAAAATACGGCATGGGGTAAGACTATTGATACTGTAGGCCAATTGGCTACTTGGGTAGTTCATGAAGCTGAACATAGTAAAATGAATAATGCAGATAAAAAGGCCTATGCAAGCAAGGCTATCGTTGATGCATTACATAAATACGGTATTAAAGATGTCGATGAACAACTCATTAATGGTGCAATTGAAACTGCTGTTAACAATATGCATTTAAAAAATGAATCAGAATCATCTACTACTGAAAAGTCCCCTGAAAAAACACCTGCACCTGCTATTATTGATTAATGAAACACGGAATTGATGTAGCAGATCCATATCAAAGATATATAACTTCAGAAGTTGTTGGTGACTTCGTAATTGTAAAAGCTACTGAATATACGACTTATAAAAATCCATCAATGGAAAAGCAATTAATGATTAAACCACTAAAAGGGTTATATCACTTTGCAACAGGTGGAGATGTAATTGCAGAAGCAAATCACTTCTTAAATACAGTTAAGCCTTATATCGGAAAAGCTATTTTAGCATTAGATTATGAAGCAACAGCTCTAACCATGTGGGGAGTTAGTCAGGTGAAGCAGTGGTTAGACTATGTATACAACAAAACTGGAGTTAAACCATATCTTTATATGAGCTTAGCAACAGAAAATGCTAAAAATTGGTCAAGTGTTGCAGACAAATATCCATTATGGGTAGCACAGTATAATAATGCAGGTTTTTACACGCCCATTTATGGATACCAGCCTAGAAAGCTAAATGGAAGTTTAAAATACTGGAAAGAAGCTAAGATTTTTCAGTACGCTTCGTATGGCATTTTAAATGGGTATACAGGAAGACTGGACTTGAATGTCTGCTATGATGATTGGGATACTAATGAAAAAGCTATTGATACTGGAGAAGATTTTGAAATGACATGGCATCCATATGTTAGATACGATACCAAGGGTATTGTTAAAGTAAACAACGAAGATGGGGCACCTCTTTATAGCAATTCTAATCTTACAGGAGATCCAGTTAAGAAACTGGACTATGGTTCAAGCTGGCAGGCTTTTGAACAAGTAGGAGGAGCTATAAATTTAGGTGGTAATCAATGGGTTAACTCAAAAGATGTAATTGCAAAGTGGAATCAGCTAGCATACAATACCGCTGCTTCTGCAATTGGAATTGTAATTCCTGAAAATGGAATGTGGACTCAAAATGAAATGAAGCCATCACAAGGAATAAAGTATTTAAAAACGGGTGAAAGATATTTGATTTTTGGCCGTACAGATAAATACTTAAATGTAGGTGGAGAAGCAGATGGAAAATATGCTTCTGGCGATAATATGTATATAGTTTTATAGACAAAGAAACGCTCGTTAGTTATAAGTACTAATGAGCGTTTTGCTATAAAATCTGTTAATATGACAAAGATCAGAAAAAGGGGAATAATAACAAAAAAATGACCGATTTTTGACCGACAAAAAGTTTACAATGTATATTTTTGTCAATTGTAAAAATGTTGTTATATCAACATTATTAACAATGTACAGCAACATATATTGTCGATAATGTTTTCCCCTCATCTCCACTTATATGCTTAAGAATGCTGCTATATCAACGTTATTAAGTTCGAAAAGTGCTTTTTGAAAGAAATTTGAAAGAAAAAAGCAAAATAAAAGAAGCAGAAACTGCTAAATGTTTAATTCATTTAACATGTTTATTGCTTCTTTTTTATTAAAATTTTTTATACTATCATTGGCTAACTGAGAATACCAATGATATTTAGAAGATTTGTAATTAAATATTTGATAATGTCTCTAAACCAATGTATTATTTGAAGCATGATGAGGGTAGTTATAAAAATTAGGAGTAGCTAGATGAGAAAAGCTGAAATAGATGAGTATATTCAAAAACTTATTAATACCCCACCTACTATTGATGGCCAATATACAACTGAATTTGAAGATAGTTTTTCAAAAGAAGAGTGGAATTATTTTATTGAAAAATTAACAGAAATTTCTTTTACATGGACGCCACCTGATGAATATTTCTATAAGGGTCCATAGAATAATATCTTATCTTTTTAAGAAAAAAATATTCTGAAAGGCATGAGAAGATTGTTTACTATAAAATTAGTATCAAATACCCCAGATACTTTAGTTTATGATATTTGGGACTTTGATAGAAATGAATATGTTAATCAAATAGAAGTTAGTAAGAAAGATTTATCTTATCGTTTGAAAAATAATCAAAAATTGTCTAATTCATATGAAGCAGGAGCATATAGAGCTATTATGGAAGCAATACAATTTAATGTAGCTCCTCAAGAATATAGTGATGGCTGGGGTTAATCTTAATTATAAAAATTGATTTTAGCTCATTGCTAAAGAATGGAGTGACTTATCCTGAAAAAAGATAGAGAAACCTTAATTGAAGAAAAGATTAATAAGATATTCAAGATGAGTGCCATGGAGTTGCTGACAGATGATACTATCTCCGAAGATATATTTTGGGATAAAGTAGGAGAGAATTTGATGTTTACTATTAAATTAGTATCTAATTCTAAAGATAAAGTAATTTATGATATTTGGAATGGAGATACTAAAAAGTGCATTAATCAAATAGAAGTTAATAAGAGAAATCTTTCTTATCGTTTGAAGAATAATCAAAAACTTTCAAATTCCTATGAGGCAGGAGCATATAGAGCGATTATGAAAGCGATAAAAGATGATTCTTATCCAGAACAATTCAGTAATGGATGGATTTAGAAAATAATAAGGAATTGTTAGCCTTGAAAAATCATAAAAAGATCCCTTGGAAGAAAAAATAAGCAAATGTTAAAGACCTTATGGACAATGATACTTTAATTGAACTTCTTGAGACAGAATATGAAAGGTAATTTTTTAATTAACATAGAAAAAACATTGTTAATTCTCTTTTTGAGGAATAATGATATTTGTAAAAAATAGTTTGGTGAGACATAGGGATGATTTATTATGAAAAAAACAATGACTGAAGCTGAAAAGAATAAATTACTCCGTGAAAAAATTCAACAATTTTTGCATGCAGATCCTATGGATGTGATTGGTGATGATACAATATTGGAACTCATTGATTTAGAAAATGAAAAATGATGATTTGAATGTTGTATAAAGATGAGATGGGATTATAAAATGCGAAGAGCTGAAATAGATAAATTTATTCAAGAAGAATTAAGTAAACCTCCTGTTGATGCTCAATATGCGCAACATCCTCTTTTAGATTCACTTTCTGAAGAAGAATGGAATTACTTAGATAATAGATTGAAAGAAATCGAAAAGACATGGGAAAATCCATATTTTAATATTGGAGCTTAATAAGTATATAGGAACTAACTATATGTTAGTTCTTTTTTGTGTCGTTTTCTTATTTCAAAATTTTAAAATTAATTTGTTAGCAATACACGACTCAAACTTATTATATATTACTATGATACAATTAACGAAAGATATGTTGTGTTAGTAGAGGAAACAAGCAATGAATGATAAAGATGACTTTGCAAAACAAATGGAAATTGGCCAAAAAAGACTTGAAAAAGTTTGGCCTAAGAAGATAGAAATTTCACTACGTGTTTGGAAACGAAGGC